AATTCCAGGGCATTGCTTGTGGCAAAGTGATCCAGATCAGCCAGGTCCATTCCTTGATCCTGACAAAGGATCCGGAAGCAGTTCATGTTGAGCAAAGCATCCAGGGACATATCCCCAGCTTTCACTTGCACTTCTCCTCTCAGTGTGTTCATGTAGTTAATGGATGAAGCAAGGCCCAGCACTCCCAGGTAAGGAATGCCAGGCCTGCCTTGGTTTGGTTTAGCTGACTGCTGCCTCAGTTATTGGGCCGGTGTTCTCAAGAGTGATGCTGAATGTGGCAATTTCATTCACTGCAGCTGTCTCCTCAAAGGAGGTGATCACTGCATCAAAATACACTTCTTTATCACCTGAGACTCCTGTGGTGAATCGTGCCTGATAGTTTGCATCATCAGTGCCACCCAATGCCACTGATCGCAGCTGCTGGGATCCTATTGTGTCATCATACTTCACAAAGCCTTCAGCTGAGATGGTTGCTGATTGCAATCCATAGAGAAGTGTTCGTGCTCCGCTGTTTGCTTTTGTTGTTACATCCAGGGTCTCATTTGAGATGCTGAGTGTTGCTGTGTTTGCGCTGCCTACAAGTGTGTAAGCTGAGCCACCATCTGTGCTGATATACAGCCCCAGGAGGTTGGCTCTTACGTTTCCGGTTGTTGCCATGTTTTAAGATTGGGAAGGTTCAAATTCATCAGAGCTGTCATCACTGATCAAGATCTCAAACTCCTCCACCTCATCGGCTTCAGGTTCAGGATCTGGAAGGGGATTGCTGAGATCAATTGCCCAGCCTTTTTTCACCCAATCCTTGCCTGCTTTTTGTTGCACAGTCATGATTGTGCCCACCCTGGCCTGGGTGTTTTTGTTGTCTTTCAGGATCTCCAGCTTCATTCTGCGAACATCACCCGATGTGATGCCTGATCAGGTAAACCCTGGCAACAATCATCTGCGGTGATGCGCCTGATATTCAGATGCGCACATGTAGGTGGAATCACCAGCAAAGTGATTCATGTTGAGCCGCTCAAAGCGCAGGCTCTGCAGGGTTGTGGTGCCCATTGTTCCAGAGAAATTGTCCAGCCTTGCTCTGACCAGCTCAGCAATAGTGAATGCCTCCAGGGCTGTCTTGGAATAGATTGTGATGTCCAGCTCCACAAAATCATCTGAGCTGGTTGCATTCTTTGTGTGATTTGTTTCCACATCATTGATGGTGATCATGATCGCTGGAAGTGTAGCATCCTGATCAATGTGAACAGGGAAAATCCTGGGCCCCACATAAGCTGCGATGGGCACAAAATTTGAGAGATATGTGATGATGTCTCCTATCATTTCAGATGCAGTTTGAGGATGTCATCAAATGAGCTCATCAGCTTCTTTCTGATCTTTTCATTTGCCTTCTGGTACTTGTTATCAAAGGCAGTCCGAATGAATGGCTGTGCCCTGGATCCTGGGTGATCAATTTCCCTGGTGTGGATCTCCTTGCCTTGGCCAAAGATTCTAAATTCTTTCTTCCTGCTGATCCGCTTGCCTCCAGCTGTTCCAAGTTCTACCAGGTGAGCATATCTGCCACCCACTCGGCCCTGCCTGGCTGATGGTCCAATGCGCACCCTGGCATGCACCTTGCCATTCCTGCTTCCTGTGTTTGCCACCCTGTAAACCCTGACAACAATGCTGCTCTTCAGCTCTCCTGTCTTGCCAACAGGTGCCAGCTTCTTCATCTCTGTGGCAATTGGTCTGCCTGCAGATCTCATGGCGCTGGTGAAGATCCTCTCCAGCTTATTTGGATCCAGGGCAGCAAGTGCCTTGATGTGCTTTTGAAAATCCCCTGGCTTGATGTCAAAGGTCGCAGTGCTTGAGAATTTAGCTGTTGCCATGATCAGTCATTGTTTCTGGCCACCGCTGTGATCCGCAATCCCTCTTGCCTTCCAATCTCGGCCAGGCCTGTGATGTGATAGGTGTCGGAGTTGTATGTGATCCGGTGGATGGTTGTGATGTCAGATCTGAAGCGGATGGTGAAAACCTTGCTGATCACTGTCACTTTCTGATCAGCTTCTTCTCTTTCGCTGGCTCCAGGATCCTTTACTTCAGCCCATACAGTTGCCAGGGCAGAATATGTTTCTGCACCCTGATTCCAGGCATCAGTGCTTGAGCCTTTCTGCAGGATCGTGATCCTTCTATCCAATCTCCCTGGCTCCATTAAAATGTGCTGGGCTTGAATTTGTCCATCAGGTACTTTGCACCATGTACCAGGGGAGCTGACTGCACTCCCACCAGGACATCTTTCCTGTGCTCATAGAGATGCCCCAGGATCAAAAGCATGGCGCTCTTCAATGTCTCTGGCACAGTGGTGAATCCTGCAGTGCCNGCGATCTGAACAGCATGCACCCGATCATCCACATCTGTGGGCAGGTTTTCAAACTGCACCCGGATCGGATGGCTCTTCAGATCAGTGAAGTATTCTGATGATGAATGTGTTTGCAGCACTCCAGCTGAGTCAGTGAATTTGACTGAGGTGATCGAAATGCCAGGGCTGGCATGGATCTTCATTACGCTGGAGAAATAGTCTGCATAATATGTGAAGCCACAGCTTGACAGATATTGTCCTGTGTACTCTTCCACAATCTCTCCCGCTGTGCTGATCAGTGATGTGATCAAAGCATCTTCAGCACTACTGTCCACCCGCAGGTGAGCCTTGGCAGTGGCCAGGCTGATCACATCGGTGTAGGTGGTGCCAGATGTTCTGTGCAGTTTCATGAGATAATGGGATGTGAAAAGGGGAGCCAGCTGAATTGCCAGCTCCCTTTCTCATGTGTTCAGTTTAAGCTACAGTGGTAGGTGTCGTATCTGCATTCAGTCCAGGATAGAAGTGCCCGGATCCTGTGCGACGAATTGCACCATCAGCATAATAGTCAGCCACAAGCCGAACCACTCCCGTGTGCGCCTGGGTGAATGGGTCAATTGTCAAATCCAAATTTCCGAACACTGCGAAGAAAACATCCGCAGGATCAAGGAAGAAAATTGGACGGAAATCAATCGTATCATTCGCATCAGAAATGCCGCTGAAGTGAGTCTTTGCAGTCACCTCCTGAGGTTTCACATTTGTGCTTGTGAAGACAGGATATCCCAGAATGTTGTTGTTCAGATTTGCCACCTGGCCTCCTGCGCTTGACTCCACCCCTTTCAGGAATGATGCCATTGTAGGATCCATGAGCATTGCCAAATTCTGTCCTGCAGGATTCTGGCTGAGCAGAGCACCTTCCAAAGCAGTCAAGTTTGCAAAGGAGGTGGCTGCAGCTTTTGTTGCTGAAGCCACAGATCCATCAATGTAATTGCTTGCAGCTAAAAGCTGAGCATAAACATCACCAATGATGGCCTCATCCAACTTGTTTGCAATGGCGTTTGCCATGTCTGCCTGAATTACGCTGTCAAGATTGGCAGCGGATTGGATCAAAAGCTGGCGGCTCAAATCCATGCGCATTGCAAAGCGCTTTGGGCTCAACGTAACAGCACCGAAATCACCATCTATGTTGTTCACTGTTCCACCTTCTCCTGTTTGAGTTGCATCCTGGTTTGGAAGCACAGGAAGCACCACATCACCCTGAGCTTGAATCCGGGTTGCACCCATCTGCTCAATGATAGGAACAGGACGCAATCCAGCTGCAAGCGGATTCACATCCTTTCCAATGATCCCAGCCTGGCCTTGCAAAGTTGCTCCACCTACAGAAGGAGAAGACTCTGTGCCGTATGCTTCATTGGCTCGGCCTTCCATAAAGAAGGAAGGAAGAGTGAGATTGCCGCGTGTGGTTTTGCCCATGTTGGCCATTTCAGAGCGGCCCTCCTGTGCCATCTCTGCTTCCAAGCCTTCCAGCCGTCCTGTGTTTACAATGTCGCTGATGGCTTTGGATATGGAGAAAGCTCCCCGGATCTGCTGCTTCTCTTTCTTCTCAGCCACAGGTGCTGCTGCTGCTACATTTCGGAGGAGGATTGATTCTGTCTCCTCTGCTTTGGTGATCTTTCCATCTAGGGCTTGCACCTCGGTGTGGATCTCTGCCTGGCGGGATTCTTCGGCTTCTGTGAAATCGCGCTCTTCAGTAGTTGCGAGATCAACAGATGCCTGGAGCTCTTCCACTAATGTGGCCCGCTGCTCCTTCATCTTCAATGAGTTTTTCATTTGTTCTTTGGTTGGTTCAGTTTGTAGATATCCAGCTGCGCTTTCGCTCGGTCCCTGGTTGAGGTGGCGGCTGGTTCTGTTGTTTCTTCTTGTTGGGACCTTATGGATGCAGTGGCCTCCTGGTATGCAGGGAAAACCACTGGGGAAATGTCATGAAGATTGACTGCCTTGATGGTCCGGAGATCCTTCCCATCTCGTTGTGTCCAATCATCTTCTTTGATGGAGAAAGCAAAGGAGCTTTGATTCACCAGGCCCTCTCTGAGATTGATCCCCAGATCCTGGGCATAGGATTGATCACCGAGCTTGAATCTGTACTTCAGACCTTTCTCATCGGTCCACAGCTCCAGGTTTCCTTCTCCTCCTCTGTTCCTGGCCAGGATCTGATTCTGATCATGGTTGAACAGCGCTGCCACATCCAGCTGAGGATCAGCCAGAGCAGCATCAAAAGCACCGCGCTCAATGCGCTCTGTGAATGGTCCCAGATCGGTATCTGTTTCAAACACTGCTGCATATCCTTCCACCGTTTTTCCATCTCCTTCTTCAGCCTCTCTGGCTTCCACATTCATGGACAGATATCTGCGCTCTTTCTTTGTCTCTTCATGGATCGGCACCTCAGTGCTCTCCATTGTTTTATTCACTTCATGCATTGCTTTTCTCGTTTGAATTTGTGACGCTGGCTGCATAGTCTTCCATGCTTGAAAGCGGCAGCTGGTTCACTTGGACCAGGTGGAGATCCCCAGATGGTCCAATGGGATTGAGTTGCTCCTGGGCCCTGACCTCATTGATGCTCATCCAGCCACTTTGCAGGGCCGTCCTGTACAGATCTGATCTGCTGGAGGTGTCTCCCCTCAGTAAGCTGTTGAGATCAAAGCGAGGGATCACCTGGCCTCTTTCTCCTTCTCTCAAGAGTTTGGCTGTGATCTCATCCTCAATGCGTCTAATCCAGGGCACCAGGGTGTGCTTGACATATTGCAGATCCTGATGCTCTGCTCCGTTGTATGTGACATTGGCCTCAAGCCCTATCATAGAGCTGGGCACCTGGAAGATCCTGGCCACCTCCTGGGCACCGTGAACCCGCACTTTGATGTATTCGGATTCAGCCATGCTGACCTTCATGGGCTCATACTTTAGACCATGCTCCAGGATTGCCACTTCATGTGCATTGCCCAGGCCTCCATGTGTCTGCTGCCAGGATTTGTCTCAGTCGCTCATATTGATCATTGGTCAGGGTGCGATCTGTGGACAGTACACCTCCCACATTGCCTCCTGATCCGTAGTACCTGGAAGCAAACTCCTGGGCTGCCATAGCCAGGCCGATCCCCTCCATATGTTGCCGGATTGGTGAAATGCCTCTGAAGCACTTGATGATCAGCAGATCCTCTGGGAAGATTGGACCATCCAGATCCTTGTGCACATATGTGATCTGGCCATCCATCATGTGCTGCCTCATCTGATCGGCTGTAAGCAGATGAAGCTGGACAGGTCTCCCTGTCTGTGCTCCCCGCTCAATCAATGCAAAGCCTTTGCCATGAATCAGAGCATCACTGATGATCAGCTCCCAGAAATCATATGCTGTCATGGATTCGCTGGGGCTGCTATTCAGCAGCGAGTACACCGGATGATCCACAGCCACCTCCCTCAGCGAGCCATTGACCCGGTGAAGNTGCAGATCCAGGGAAGCAATGCTGGAAGCAATCAGCCTCACGCAGCTGTAAACAGCGCTGAGGGCCATTGCTCCTTCTTCAGATACGCTNACCCCAGCNTTNGTNCCTAANCCCAGGAAGGCAGCAAATTTNGAAGGAGCNACAAANTGCCCCCTCTTTTCGCTCNCCTGGTTTTCNTTTTTGCTTGGTATGCCGAGGATCCGGCTGATGATACTCATGGCTGCGAAAATCCTCAGAGAGGATGTCCCAGCTGGTAAACCCTGGCAACAAAAAAGCTATCGAGTCAGTCCTTGGAAAGCTTAGCGCCAGATCTGCTCATTACAATGCACTTCACCTCTCCTCTTTCCACTGCTGCTCTAATTTCTTCATCCTCCATATCAAGCCCGTTCTCATCACTGACAGAATTCATGAGTCCATCAATTTTCACCTGGCAGCTATAGGTAGAATCTGGATTTTTCTTCAAACTGGAAGCCACTACTTCAACCCCCAAATCCACAATAAAGTGCAGTCTTTTGTCCATCGAGCCAAGTTACTAATTTATAACCTTAGGACCTTGCCATTCCTGAGAGATACTGTGGCCTCACTTAAGAGAAAGCCACCGTTGTCTGTGATAATTTCGCCGCAATCAAAGCGCTCCTTCATCACTTGGCGGAGCTCATTTAAATAGGTTGCCCTTGATGAGACCCATCCTGGATTGCCGCATTCTTTTTGGTAGGCTTTTACAAGTTGCCCATCAGTCATGTTTGTGAATCTATTCATTCTGCTGTGTTTTTAAGTTTTTCCTTTCTCGCTTTGCTCAGGACCGTCTTGAAGCTTTCATGGCCGCTGTATCTGGGCCTATCAAAGAAGCTCATGTGATCATACTCTACAGACCAATAAGCCTCCACCATTGTCTTCTCTCCAGGTAGCCTGGTGTAAACCTCATCAATGAATCCCTGCCGGGTGCTGATCTTCCGCATCATGCGGATTGTCGGATCTTCTGGATTGTAGCTCATAGGGTGCGGATCAAATAATCTTCTGGAATTTCATTGCTGCCTTCAGCTGTCCTGGTCATCCATTCAGCCACAGCACAATTCAATGCCATGACTCCATCAATCTTATCCTGGCTCCTGGCTTTGTCCAGCTTGATATTGCCAGCTGGGTCTCTCTGAATCATCACATTCCTGATCATCCAGCGAAGCACAGGATCAGCCTCATGAATAAGCTTCTTCTCCAGGATCAAGCGCTCAAGCTCTCGAAGCGGAGCCGATTGGCTGGCATAGCCCATGCCGATTGGAGCCATCAAAACTCCATCACCTGTCAGCTGTGTGACCAGGGTGCTGCTGTTCCATCTGTCAAAGCTGATGCTTCCTACATTGTACTGATCCATAATGCAGCTGGTGTCATGCTTCACAGTTCCATCCTGGACATAGTACCCACTGATGGTCCTCCTCAGTGCTTGATAGTCTGTAACATTTCCAGGGCTCAGGAAGAAGTAAGGCAGATCAAGCATGTCCATGTGGATGCTGCTCTGTTCCTTATCCATCCGCTTATCCCAGGCTGACTCTGGCAGCCAATACCAGCGCCTGGCCAACAGCTCGCCATCTGGAAGCTCTGCCACCAATACCAGGCAGCAGAAATCACTCACTGCAGCCAGGTCCAATCCTCCATACCATGTCAATGTTTTTGGATCAATATCAATGGACTCAGCTCCGCTCTTCATCCAATCTTCATCCCGAATCCAGACATCACTGCTGCTCACCCATTCATTGAGGTGCTTGGTCCTAAAGTTGGCCTCCTCTGTGCTGCCATAGTTGGTGGCCTGGGTGTACTGTTCCTGCAGATATTCCATTGAAATGGACTCCCCCAGGGATGGATTTGCTTTGATCCAGGTGCTTTCATCCTTCCAATCATCTTCTTCATCCAGGCAATAGATCAGCGGGAGAAGTGAATCATCATCCTTGATTCCCTGGAGCACATCCTGGCAGGTCTTCTGGAAGTGGAAGCAAGGGCCATCAATGTTCCAGCCAGCTGTTGTGACTATAGCCAGGAGAGGCTGTGATCTGGATCCTGTTGCTGACTTAAGGACATGGAAGATCTCTGCATCCTTGTGTGCATGATACTCATCAATGATGGCACAGTGCGGTGATAATCCATCCAGGCTTCTGGCCTCTGAGCTCAATGGCTCTGCCTTGCTTCCTGTTGCCTTCACATGGAGATTGTTTCTGTGGATCCCAATCCTCTTCTTCAGATGAGGTGATGCCTTTACCATCCGCTCTGCTTCCACATGGCAGATTCTGGCCTGGTCTCTCTTGGTTGCTGAGAAGTAAACCTCTGCAGCTGGCTCTTGATCAAAGTCAAGCATTGCCAATCCCAGCCCGGAGCATGTGGCGCTCTTGCCATTCTTCCTGCCTACTGCGCAGAACAGGGTCCGAAATCTGCGGGATCCATCAGATCTCTTCCAGCCATAAAGGCTGCTGATCATAAACTGCTGCCAGGGAAGCAAGATGAATGGATCACCTGCCCATTTCCCTTTACTGTGATGAAGGAAGCGCTCAAAAAAAGCAACAAAGCGCTGGCCTTCTTCCTGGTCGAAATACAGCCCGCGCTCCTCACCTCTCTCCAGATCATCCAGGTGCCTTTGGCAGACAGCCTTGATCCATTGATTTGTGATCAGGGTCCCATCCAGGACCTCTTGAATATATGCTTCAGATCCTGTCACCCACTTGATTTCTTCAGGTTTTCATATGGATCCACCTCATCCTTCTCGATCCTGGCAAAGGATGCCAGCTTCTCCCTGTCTGCTGGACTGAGCCCCAGCTTTGATCCCATGCTGATTACTGTCTTTGACAGCTTCTCAAACACGGTCAATGCAGGACTGATCTGGAACACTCCAGAATCAAATTCCTGGACCAAATCATCAATGCCTTCAATCTCATTTGAAACGGCCTGGAGCAGCGCCCAATTTTTGCAGTACATGCTGAGCATCATTGCATCCACTTGCCAGAGCACCCCGGCATCATTGAGGTGAATGCATAGCGCTTTGAATAGTTCCTGCGCTTGTGGATTCAGATCCAGCTGCGGATCAGGCAGCTCTTTTTGATCAAGCACCCGCTTCTCTGGAACCCGATCCCGATCAGGTCGCAGGGTGCCCTGGATAGCTTTCAATTCCTTGGATTTGCTTGGTCTTGCCATTGTTTTTCTCGTGTGTCGCTCTGTAAGCCC